GCAATTCTAACTTTCTCTTTTCCAAGATTAAGTCTAGCCGCTTTCCAAGTGGCCTCAAAAGATGGTACATGCTCTTTTAACATCATATACACTCCGTCGTCACCATTGATCATCATTTCACATTCTTTTATGAAGTCATTAGTCAAGGCAACCCCTGCTTGTATAATAGAATCAATTAGATTCGTGAAGCAACTACCGGATGGTACTCCATGTTTACCTTGAAGTATTCCAGTAGGTGTAACAATTCTAATAGTATAAAATCTTTTACAGATTTTATCGATCTTATCACCAAACATAGGATGAAAATGACTCTTAATATAATCAAAAGCCTTAACAATTAATTGCCAGGAGCAGGAAGCATCGAAACCGTCAAAATCAACGGAATATAATAATCTATTACTACGTATAGCTTCTAGAATCATTTCTGTTAACCGGGTGTCCACCACATCTGGTGACACAACAGAGGCCTGCCAATACTTTTCTCTCATCTTTTCAAGAAAAGGGGCGAACCACATCATTTCATAGAAAATATCTACGAAAGGATAGCCCCAAACATTGCGGGTCTTTCCCATTTCAGCGGTTCTAGTAAATAGCATGCATGGATCTTCACGTTCCCTAAGTTCGTCAAAATTTTCTAACAGGTGTTCAACAACTTTGCCTTTCTTTGACAATGTTGGTAAGCCAGCGTTAGTATTCTTTCTGATTTTAAGTAGCGTTTCAGCAACTGTAATAGGTGCAATATCGCCTTTACCATCTATAAAATTATAAAAGGGAGGGTTGAAATTGTCTATTTGGCTCTGATATGACGCAATGAGACCGGGTTTTCTCTCTATCCAAGGCTTTTGTAAGGACCTAGGCCCAAACTTAGCACGTTGTTCTAATTCGATTTCTAATAGGGGAGCGTTGAGTTTATGTGAGTTCTGCTTGAACACTTTCTCCCACTCGTGGAGAATGATAATCGGTTCATATGTCTTTCCTAAAGGTGATAGATACTTGTTCTTAGATCCTTTCAACACATCATTCAAG